GTTCGCGGCGGCGCGTCGACTGCTTCGGGTTCGGTCCCGATTACGTCGCCGCTCAATACGCCGATCACGACCGATGCGGGCGGCGACGTCGACCTCATCATTTCGCCGCCGATCATCGTCCCCGGCACGAACGATGGCGTTTCGACCGCAGCCAACACGGCTTTTGCCACTTGCTCGGCTGCGGCCGTCGATGGCGCCGCCGTGACCCACCTGGGGCCGACGTCCGCTGTGACCCAGTTTGCCCGCCGCGTCCGTGCCGCATGGCACAAGTCGGCGATCACGCTGGTGTCGGCGAAGCTTCAGACCCCGTTTACGGGCGAAAGCAGCTTCGCGACCGATCCGGAAACCGGGATTTCCATCCGCTACTGGCGCGGGTCGGATATCACGACCGGCGCGCATATCCATCGCTGGGACGCGATCTACGGCGCTGAAAATCTCGACCCCTTCATGGGCGCCGAAATTTCCGGCCTGTAAGGCAAATTCGGGGTCTATGGGATTTCTCATAGACCCCTAATTGCCGCCTGAATTTCCTCTAAACCGGAGAACGAAAATGGCTGACGAAAAGAAACTGACTGCTGCCGAGAAAAAGGCTTTGCAGAAAGTCGCCGACGCTGAAAAGCGTGCGATCGAGCGTAATGCGGCAGCGCCGCGCCGCTCGGCCGCAAACACTGGCGCGATTGAAAGCGCCGTCGCGACCGCACAGCGCACGCCGCAGGCCGATGACGCCGCGAGCGGCCCCGTCGTCGACAAGGACGGCAACACTTGGCCGTCGTGGCGCTATGGCCCGAACGGCGAAAGCGGCATTTTCAACAGCGCCGCCGAAGTCCCGAAGGGGTGGCAGGATCATCCCGGCGCGTTCGATCTGTAAAGGCGAAAATGCGTGACCCTCGTTTCAGACCTCATCACCTACGCCTATCGCGAGGTAAATCTGCGCGCTATCGGTCAAACGCCGACAACCGCGCAGATTGACGAGGGCTTGCGCTTTTTCAACGAATTGATGAAATTTCTCGTCGGGGGCGTAGCCGGCGAGTATTTCGAAGACTGGATGCTCGGCACATTTGGCAGGGATCCGAATTCGTTCCCCGAAAATTGCTATTATCCGGAAGACGTGATCGCGCGGCCGCCGATCAACGCACGGATGATCGCGACACAGGATATCGCCAAGACCATTTGGTTGCCGCTGAAGCCGTCCGATGGCTCGCGCATGGCAATTTCCGACCCGCACAGCCGTCTTGCGGCCTATCCGATCACCTTGAACGGCAACGGCCGCGTGATCGAAGGCGCGGACACGCTGCTACTCGACACCGATGGCCTCGACCGCACCTGGTTCTATCGCGCGGAGCTTGCCAATTGGGTACGTGTGACAGGGCTTGAGCTTACGGACGAAGCGCCGTTCCCCGAAGATTTCGACGCCATGCTCTACATCATGTTGGCAATGCGTCTTGTTCCGCCGTCCGGCCGGAAATTCAACGAAATGTCGATGGCCGTCTATACCGAGCAGCGTCGGCAATTCATCGCGCGATATGCACAGCGTGCGCCACTGCATATCAATCCCGATCTTCGATATAATGCCATCCAGGCCTACAGCGGCTTTTGGGATTATAGCGACGAAGGCGAATTATACGGACGCTGAAGCCGCTGGATTGTTCTCCGGGCGGGGTAAGCGGGGCTCCCGATCAACGCACCATGTTGGTCGGGAGCTTCAAATCAAAAGGAAAAGCAGATGCTATCAGTAACTTTTGGCGATCCAAACCCGATTGGCGCAAATGCTTCGGTGGATATCGAGGCCCGCGCGGTTCTCGGTTTTTATGCGTCTGTCGCGGGAACGCTGACGATCACCGGCAAAAATTCGACTCGAGTCATCGTCAATGCGGCTCCTGTCGCCGTCGGCTGGAACTCCATGCCTTTCAAGCTCGCGCGCAATGAGGAAGGGCAATTTACCTTCACGACGGCGGGCAATGCGGCAGGCTGGATTGTGACGGCAGCGTAAGTCATGGTCAACATTCCGGTCGGCCGCAGCACCTTCAAGCGTGATGTTGCCCGCATCGCGTCGATTGCGATGCACAATCGGTTTTTCGAGCAAAATCCGGTTCTCAACGCCACGGACGAAATTCCGTCGCTGATCGCGCGGCCGGCGATGCGCAAGCTTATGGACGTCGGAACCGGCCCGATCTATTTCACGTTCGACGAACCGGGCACGTTCGACGACGCGATTTTCATCGTCAGCAACGAAAGCCTCTATAAGCTCGCGACTGATGGCACGCTGACCTATATCGGGGAAATTGGCCCCGGCGGCAGCGTCAGCATGGCCGTCGTGGGAACGATAGGGGAAACGCCGGAGCGGCTTTTTCTGTGCCGCGGTGGCGTCCTTTGGGTCTATGCGGACAATGGCGAGGCGCGCGGCAAGCTCGAGGCGACCGGAACCATTCTCAACAACGACACGGTGACGATCGATACCGTTTACTATAAATGGACCAACGGTAGCGTCGATGCAGGCACGCCCGCCGGCACGCTGGCAAATCCATGGCTGGTGAAATTGGGCGTCTCCAACGCGCAGGCGATCGAGGCGCTTTTCAAGGCCGTGAACGGAAGCGGAGAAGCGGGAACCGATTATTCAACCGCGCTCATGCCGAACGCAAATGTTCAGGCAAACACCTACACGTCGAGCGAACTTTTCGTTTCGGCGCGCGTGGCGGGGCCGGCAGGGGACGCGATCGCCGTTGCGGAAACAGGGGCGAACCTCACTTGGTCGACCGGCGCTACTCTAATCGACGGTGGCGATCCACAGCTTCGGCAAGTCGCGACCCCCGAAGACGTCGGCGCGGTGTCGCTCGACACGCTCAATTCCTACGTTGGCGTCATTCCGGTGCAAGGCCGCGGCGTGAATGGGCAATGGTGGTGGATCGAGCCAGGTGAAACGACCATCGACCCCCTGAATTTTGCCACCGCGGAGCGCAGCCCCGACGCCATCAACCAGATTGTCGTTTTCAGCGACCGCGCATGGTTGGTCGGGCAAAAGACGACAGAGCCGTGGGTAACGACGGGAAATCTCGACGCGCCATGGCAGCGGTTTTCGGGAATTCTCTATGACCGCGGTGGCTGGGAAGGTACGGCCGTTCGTGTCGGCGACAGCCTTTTCATTACCGACGAAAATGGCGGCGTGTGGCAAATCAGCGGCGGCTTGAAGCGGGTTTCGCGACCTGATATTGAGGAACGCATTCGGCGCGCCATGCAAAAAGAAGTCAAATTGCCGTAAGGAATTTATCATGACCATTCAGCATATGGATAATTTCGGGATTTACGGCACGACTGTCGCACTCATGGACGACGGTATTTACGCGCAGGCCAACGGTTTGATCGCGCTTGTGGACGATCCCGACGGAATTTCTGACGGTACGGTGGTGCGGCTCATCTCCAGCGCCGCCAGCATCGGCGTGCTGCGCTATGTCCTGTCGTCCGCGCAGAATAAGGCCGGCCAAGCCGTGCGCGTCTTCATGAACAATTTGCCGGTGTCGGATAATGACCGGCCGCAAGTCGTTCGGTGGATGAACAATTCAAACGTCGAGCTTGCATCGGTGTATGTCGAAACGACGGGCAGGCTGACCTTCTCTGACGGCGTGAACACTATTACGACGGCCAATCCGGTCATCACCGCCAACGGCTGGTGGCATATTGAAGCCGCTTACGATCGGAGCGGTGTCGGCTCAATCGAGGTTCGCGTCGAAGGCGTCACGGTGTTGCAGGATACCGATTTGGGGTACGTCGCCGCATCGCAAATTTTCCAGACTGCGCTTCGCTTTTTCGGCAATAATTTTTCAAGCACCAAAATCTTTTACAAGGATTTGGTGATTTGGGATGGCAGCGGAGCGGTCAACAATGATTTCTTGGGGTCGGTGCTTGTGCTGAACCTGTCGCCGACGTCCGACGTCGCGCTGAATTGGAATTTGGTCGGCGGCGCGAGCGGTTTTTCGATCCTGGACAATATTCCGCCGAATGATGCGGCCTATATCGAAGCAGTCAACCCGCCGCCTGCCGCCTATGTGTGCGGCCTGTCGGATCTTCCGCCCGACGTGACCAGCGTCAAGGGG